CAACCACAAGGCGATAGATGTATTTATCATCAAATCCGTATTTTTTCTGAAGTATGTCCACAAAGGGCTTTACGACATTATCTGCATCCGAAGCGGCATTGCTTACGCCAACGAGCAGATTTAACTCGATTGGTGTTTTGACGGTAAAGGTGTGGGGATGTAATTTGAATAGAACTTCCTTTTCGTAGTTCTGATAATCCTTTGACTTGAATCGTTTACCTTGCCAGGCTTGATTGACGGATAATGGCTTAACTTCTACTCTGTCTGAAAAGAGCAGGATATTCCGTTTTAAGTGTATTTCCATTGGCTTCTAAATCGGTGAAAAGAAGTAATTCTACGGGCAAGCCGAAGAACTCAGATACTATGATCGCTTGACGCAAAGAATACAATTTCGACTCTTCATACAAGATTTTGTTGAAGTCGTTAGGCATATCCACTCCCATAAATTCTTTAATTTTTTGAGCGGAGCACGCTTCTTTGTGGATGCGACTGAGATAAAGAACGTTTGACCGGAATCTATCCGATAAACGATGTATTTTTTTCTCAATCGCTTTGCCATAGTATTCTTTGCGTAAGTCAGCAATCAATTCATTCTCAACAAAATTGTTGAGACCTCGTCTTTTGATTTCGATGATTTTATTGTCTAATTCATCTGAAGTCATACATCAGAAATTTGAGTTTCAAATTCTTTCAGGTAGCGTTCGTTCTCTTCGATGCACTTTTTAACCTCACGCATAACGATAATCAGTTTTTGCTGATCAATGAGAGATTTACCATTGAGAATGTTGTAAACATCATATTTCTGAATTCCAAAACGAGATGTCTTGTCGACAATTCTTGCCATGTCCCCACGCTTAAGTTGTGACTTAAGATTGAGAACTCTCTCTTTTAATTGGTTGTTCATAATATTATACAATTTTACGAAAAATTTTTGGAATTACAAAATATTCTACTATATTCGCATTACAAATAGTTATGGCTTTAAAAGAAAAAACAACTCCATTAGTTTATCTTACCATCAGAGAAGGTAAGATTGCAAAGAAAGAAGGCGAAAAGTACATTTTGTTCGACTCAGTAGAAGGTTACATCCGTGGTATTAGTACAAGAGACCACAAGTATGGCACAGATTTGTGCGTGACTTTGGAAGATGACCAAATGTATCAGTTGCAGATTAAATTGAAAGGTGAAGAGGCTACTAGTAAGCAGACTTCTTATTTCATTGCTTTTGCACACTGTTGTCCAGCAATTAATCCTCACCAAAAGGTTGAGTTCATTCCAAACTTGAAAATCGTTGATGACAAGAAGAGAAGTGCTTTGTTCATCAAACAGAATGGCGAAGTATTGAAGTGGGCTTACAAAGTTGGCCAAGAGGGCGTTCCTTCTCCAGAGGAATTGAAAAACAAAAAGGGCGAAGTGATCAGTGTAGATTGGTCAGAAGTTGAAGCTTACCGAGTTGACAAAGTCAATGAGTTTGCTGCTACTTTAGCGCCTGCTGTCCCAAATGATATCGTTACTGACTATGCGGTGAATCCTTACGTAGAGTCTCCACAAGACGATGATGATCTTCCGTTCTAATGGCAAGGGGTGTAAACGATATGGCACTTGCTAATAAAATAGGAAACAAAGTTGAACCTGCTCATATGAAACATTATGGGCAGGAGCAACGCTCTATAATTCGGCAGTCTTCTTTGAAAAGTGCCGTTAATTTGGTAGAGGCATTATTACCTAGACTTCAGGTAGAGTTCACGGTTAACGATATTCGTAACCTCACTTTGGAAACTGCTGAGATGTTCGAGGAATGGGTCTCCAGATAATTCAAATAGACAAAGACAAGTCATATGAAGAGTGGATTAATTTCCGCTCTCGTGGGCTTGGGGCCTCAGAGATTGGTACTTTGATGGGTGTCAACTCTTGGAAATCGCCAGCAGAATTGTATTATCAGAAGATTGGTTTGATTCCACAGAAGGTAGAACCGAATATTCCGATGTTTATGGGAACAATCTTGGAGAAGACAGTTGCTGAGATATTCGAGTATTGGGATGGTGATGATGATTCTATGCTTAAGAACTATGAGGCCCAAACTAAAGTTCGTACTTTGTATGAGCCCGTGGGTTATGTAATCAATCCCGATTACCCTCATTTATTCTTTTCTCCAGACAGATTACAAATTAAAACAAAAAACTTACGTATACGTGATGGTAGAATTAACTTGGAAAATGTGGAAGCGGTTATTGAGATTAAGACAATTAGTGGTTGGAGTAGCAAGCAGTGGACTGGCGGTGTGCCACCGTCTTATTACCTACAGCTCCAAACGTATCTTATGGGTCTTGGGATTGATACCGGTTATCTTGTTGCTCTTGAAGACGGACGGAATTTAAAGGTTCACAAGTTCGAGAGGGACCAGGAGATGATTGATATGATTGGCAATGTAACTCGTGAATTTTGGAATCGGGTAGAAGCTGGTCGATTGGCTCTTGAGACTGATGAGGACTATGAGCAATTTGCTCCACCACCAGATGGAACGGAGGCTTACTCTGAGTTCTTAAACGAGAAGTACAAGAACCCCGAAGAGGTTTCGATTGCATCTACTCCAGAGATTGATGAGTTTATCTTGCAGTACAAAGTCAAGAATACTGAGATTGCTATTCTTGAGGATGAGAAGCGAGAGGCCGCCAATAACATCAAGAATTATATGGGCAACAATATGATTTTGGCCTCAGACGAGGGTAAGGTCACTTGGAGGCCCAACACCAAGGGATCTAGAGTATTCAGAGTTGGATGAGCAAAAAGGATATAGAATGGTATCGGGAGATGTGGGACAAACGATCACATCATTGCCAGGAGTGTGGTATACATCTACCACACTTCAGTCCGATGTTCATCTCGCATATCATTACCAAAGGTTCTTATCCGAGTCTGAGAAATCATCCCGAAAATTGGATGCTATATTGTACGCAATGTCATCAGCAATGGGAGTTTGGGGAGAGGAAGAAGATGAAGACGTATGATGAGGCTATGGAAATAATGGTTAGACTTAAAAGAGAATATCATGAATCACGGTAGTTTATTTAGTGGGTTGGGTGGCTTTGACTTAGCAGCCGAGTGGATGGGCTGGAATAATAAGTTCCATTGCGACATCAACCCTTTTAGTAGAAAAGTGTGTAGTTTTTATTGGCCTGAGGCCGAATCTTATGACAACATCAAGACAACTGACTTTAGAATTTGGAGAGGAAAAATCGATGTCCTCTCCGGTGGATTTCCTTGCCAGCCCTTCAGTATCGCTGGAAAGAGGATGGGAAAAGAAGATGATCGCCATCTTTGGCCAGAGTTCTTCCGAGCAATCAAAGAAATCAGACCACGCTATGTCGTGGGGGAAAATGTTCGTGGACTCCTTAGTTGGTCGGACGGATTGGTCCTCGAAGAGGTGTTCGCTGATTTGGAAAGCGAAGGATACGAAGTCCAAACGTTTTTACTACCAGCTGTCGGCATCAATGCCCCACACAAAAGGGACAGAGTCTACATTGTTGCTAAAGACGCCAGCAGCGATGGATGCATACAGCGAGAATCTGAGCAAGAAGGAGCAGCGCTTCGGGAACTCCGGGACTCTAGCACAAGAGGTGGCAACGGGATTCATCTTCAAGAGGGGAATACTACCAACTCCGAACGCTCAGGACTGGAACACAGCAACGAGACCCGAAACTTACATAGCACGGTCTCAGAGGCACAAGGAGAACAACGTAAATCTCCAGATGACTTTAAGACAGATGACAATGTTCATCCCCAACAAGGTGGACCATCCGAGGCTTGGAGCAGGTTCCCAACTCAATCCCCACTTTGTAGCGGAGATGATGGGCTTCCCTCTGAATTGGACGGACTTACCTTTCCTAAATGGAGAAAAGAAAGTATAATGGGATATGGCAATGCCATTGTTCCTCAAGTCGCTTACCGTATATTTGCAACTATAGATGAACTCGAAAATAGATAAAAGAAGGTATCTCCGTTATATGAAGACATTCGTATGGGCTAGTAGAAAGCCTATGGAAGAACTTCTAGAGATAAACAAAAAAGGTGTTTTGGAAAACTATCCCGTTGATGCCAATACGGTAGAAGATGCAATCAATTATGTTGAGACAGGTGATGGCCTCAGAACAACAAATGTATCAATGACTGACGTATACGCCATAATGGAAGTACTAAAGCATAAACAATCAGAACAAATCAAAATTCAAGAATAATGGCAAAAACAACTAAACCCTCTAACGCTACGGAAGTAACTCTAGAGAACATGGCACAATTGTGCGAAACTATCCCAACTGCTCGCCCTACCAGTGAGTTTTCAGAAAAGCCAGGTATCATCTTCAACAAAGAAACCGAAGATGGCATCACTAAGATTTATGTTTTCGTAGGTGAAAGCGTAATCGAAAACGAAGGCGTTTGGGATAAAGCGTAGTACCTTTGTACTGAACCCCCCTAGGGATAGTCTCCCTAGACCGAAAGTTCCCACCTGCATACCGTAAGATCTGCTCGTGGGACTTTTTCTTTTATATGCGCCTACTTTTTATACAATGCGCCCGTTTTTCTCAGAACAACTAAAGTACAACTAAAGTTTAACTAACAAATGCCACTAAATAGAAAAAGTGGCAAATGTTTGCACAAAGTAGTGAAAAGTAATACCTATTGCAAAAAATATACCCCCCAGTATAATACCGCTCAGTAAAAATATACCCCCCTTTGATTTATACCCCTAGTATAA